GTCTACATACTCTACACGGCAGCCGTTATGGATGATGTTCTGTAGTGCGATGATGTCTTGGTCTGATAAAAAGACATTAGGCTTTCTGTACTGGTCATTCATTGTGGTGTCCTCCTTAGTGAATGAAAGTGTAGTGTAGCGTACATGACACTACACTACAACCTGGGTTTTATAGTCTACTAGAGCCAAGCAACAGACCTAGAATCCAGAGCGCGATCCCCGCCAGTGACAGACCAAAACCGATCAGTGTGTGTAGGATCGTCAAAGGATTGTCTTCGATGTATCCGACTCCACCCAAAACTAGGATTAGTCCTGCGAAGATTAGGAAAGCGAGTGAGAAAGTTTTCATTGTGTCCTCCAAAGGAGGGGCATAGCCCCTCCGGTTGTTGTTAGTAGTAATCGACTTCTCTTGTACGTGAGTCATAGATTAGGTCTTGCAGAATATCGTCGGCCAACTCCCATGCAGCCGAACCCTTCTTGTGCTGTTTCCACCAATAGTCCTCAACCTCGATTAACTCAAAGGTCTCAAAACGAACATGACCGTCTTCGTACTCTTTGATGTGTCTAAATTTAATCATTAATTCGGTGTTTTCATCATCGGTATAGTTCGGGTAGAAGCCGATGTATTCTTGATCAATATCTTTCATCTCAAAATCGGGGCTGTTGCCAGCCCCGTCTCCCTTAGTTAACCCAATTACGTCCCATGAAATTAAACTCGACGATGGTGTCGAGGTT